GTCTCGGACGCTGCTGCTGCGGTCTCACTAGCGGCTGCATTGGTTTCTGAAGTGGAAGCTGCGGATGCAGAAGAGGATGCGCTAGATGCGCTAGAAGATGCAGAAGATGCACTTGAGGCGGCTGCAGTAGCTGATTGATCTGCATCGTATGCGTCTTGCGTTACCTGATCTATAGTTGTTTGATCGGTAGTAGTAACGGCACTACCCAGACCACGATATATAGCCATGCTATCTCCTGTTTAGAATTCGTATAAGAGGTAGGGAAAAGCCCCCAATGGAGATCCAAAGGGGGCTAAGGGCTACATTAGTTGTTTACAGCTAAGATGAAGCCTGAGTTTGCACGTAGAGTCTGAACACCGTAGAGACGATCTGCAGTGTACAAAGTGCCAAGGAACTCTTGCTTGTACTGAGTCTGTGAACGAACACCAACTTGCTCTGCTAGTACCAATGAGTCTTTGTGAGCCAATACTGCGCCACGAATCTCATCACCTGCAGTGTTAGAAGCTGCAGATTCAATTTCAGGTACGTTAGATGAAACGTAAACGTCTACACCGTACAAGTTACCGATCTTACCGTTCTGTACTGGCTGACCAGATACGAAGTCAGAAGAGGTGTAACGAGTGATGCCCATGATTGCATTGCGCAATGAAGGTGGGATAACGAAGAAACGGTTATCCATAGGTACATCGTTGTCGTCCATCTTCTGGATCATGTCACGGAAGAATGCATCGTCAAACACGTCTGAAGTGGTTACGGTGTTAGCTGCATAAGCAGTAGTACCAGTAGAAGCATCGTTGTAGAAGGTTGAGAAGTTTGCAGTTGCTTCAGTGAACAATGCGTCATCAACGTTCTTAGCCAATGCGTAACCTGCGTCACCAGTGTAGAACTGACGAAGTGAAGCCAAAGCTTGTACGTCGGTGATGTCTTCGATCAAACGAGAGTACTCGAAATGCTGATCGATTGCTACAGTGATCTCAGTGTCTACGTTGTTCTGCAAAGTAACAGCTTGGTTTTCAACCTTCTGGTTTGCAGTACCACGAACAGGAACTGGAATGTGAATGGTATCACCTTTCTTGCCCTGCATAGACATTTTCTTGACTAGGTTAGCCAATACAAGATTTTTCTCATATGCCGCAATGACCTCATCACTCCAGATTTCTGGAATAAAGACTGCTGCAGATGTGTTGTCAACAATACCGCCAGTAGCGGGATAAGTAGAAGTTGCCATGTTTAATTTCTCCTAAAGAAGTTTATTTAACACGACCTTCACGATATGCTGTCATAATTTCATCGGACAAAGCTTGGTATCGATCTGGGTCGGTTTTCATCAGTTTAATAATGTCAGACCGACGATAGATCTTCTTAGAAGTCTCCCCAGTGCCTCGAACGTTACCCGTAGAAGCTTCCTTTACAGCTTGCTTACGTGATTGTTTCTCAGCTTCAGCAGTTGCTTTAGCAGTGCCTTTGCGATCATTCCAAGTACTTAACAATTCATCAGCAGCATCATAGTCAAACTGTTGATCTGCCATCATGTAAAGTTGTGTACGAATCTTAGAAGATTTAATCCATTCTTGGAAGTTAGTATCTTGTACAGTTTCCATTAAGTCTGGATATTTCTGTTGCAAACGTCCAAAAGTATCTTGTTGACGATACTGCTTAGACATTTCTTCAGCTTCTTTGATCTTAGGATGATTCTCAATAGCCTTACTTACTGCTGTTTGAGGGTCATCAAAGAAATCAATTTCTTCGGTCTCAGGTGCTTCATTAGAGAGTTGTGTCTGGATATAACTATCTACGACTTTACGCAATTCGCCTACTTCTGACGACTGTCGCCCTAATAACTTCTCAGCTTCCTGATGCATTCTTACGATTTCTGCAACAGATTTGCCTCGATACTTATCGGGTATCTCGTCTTCGGTTTCCTCTTGGGCTGCCTCTATAGGAGCTTCTGGCTGTGCCTCTACTTCCTCTACAGGTTCCAATGAGTCAAATTGTGTGTCGTCGTCCTGACGCTCTTCTGTATCAATGATGGTCGCTGCCATTACTAAACCTCCGTACCTCTGGTATTATGGAGTTAAAATTACATGGAGTTAGCCTTCTGTGGCTTTCCGTTCTTTCTCTATCGCCTTCTGTCTTTGTTTAGCCCAACGCTTGACCGTATTAGGGTTTCGTGGGTTACGAAAATCGTCAAAGAAGTTAGGGGCTGATAGTACTTTTCTTGAGACTCCGCCACAGTTACCGCACCCAGTTTCTGTGGTAGAAGAGTCTAAGAATCGTTCTTCAATGTGACCACATGAGTCACACTTAAAATCATTCAGATGCTTCATCTTGGATAGCATCCAGTTTAGATTCAAAATTTAGCAGGTCGTCTAAGATTGCCAATTTACCACGAGTAAAGTATAATTCTTTCTCGTCCTTAAGGTAACGGCAGTTAGCTATAACGTCTGCGTCTGATTGTAAGTAATTGATGAAGAGCTTCCACCCTTCAGTCATGAACATATCTTTTAGAGCTTCGTACTCTTGTTCTTCAGTCACTATAGATTCCTTGTGATTACATATGCTCTTATTATAACATATTTTGGTGTAAAAATCAAGAGGTAGCTTTCTTAGTAGCTGCCTTAGTAGGCTTAGGTGCCTCTAAAGCGGCTAATCTAGCTTCAATCTGCTCTAAAATCTCATTGTACTGGTTGATTACGTCCTGTAGTTGCTTCTGGCTTACGACCATCTTGCTGTTTCTCCTTAATCATAAGTTCTGCAATCTTCACACGACGTTCAAACTCTTTGTCGTCCTGTGTTCCTGCGCTTAGGTTGGTATTTGCTGCCTTAATCGCATCAAGCTGCAATTCTGCGGGCATTTGCTCTGTTTCTGCTGCATATTTCTGAGCACGAGCCTGAGATTCCATTGCAGACGCCTGTAGCGACTGAGTTTGTGCCTGTTGGAAGGCAATTTCTGACTGTAGACGTGCCTGAGCTTCTTGCTGAGCTTGTGGATTTGGCTGAGATGCTTGTGCAAGTGCCTGAACTAGCTCCTCACGGTTACTCAAGTTCATATTATCAACAATTGATTGGATCAATGTGTTATAAACTGGAGAATCTTGCTTCATAGTTTGTAAAAGTTGTACTAATTGTGTAACTTCGTACTCACGAGCAATAATTCCGAGGGTAGAAGAAGCATTAAACTTATAATCTGCCACTGGATACTCTTCTGGCTCAAATTGCATATAGCGATGAGCTGCTTTGGTTACGAATGGGATCAAGAAATTGTCTTGGAAATTGATCAAAGTGCGCTTATGACGCTTAATAATTGCTCCAAGAGACATTGAGATGCCAGAAGCAGTAGCTTCACCGTTAATTGCACCTGAAACACCTGCAGAATCGATGGCACCTGTTGATTGTTGTACCATTGTTTGCAGTGCTGCAGCCTGATTGAAAGTAATTTGACTGACAGAACCGAAGTTAAATGGATTCAAGACCTCTTTAGGGTCACCATTGGTCAACAAAATCTTACCCGGACGTACTTCAGGCTTAGTACCACGTGGGATACGAGTAGCATCCATAGCCATCATTGGGTGTACGGTTAGAGCCAAGGCGTCTATACGAGCACGGATTTCAGCATCAAGGGCTTTTTGAGAGTTATAACCCTTCTCACAGACGCCTCGACCCCAGAAACGAGATGGCACCACATCCCATGAGAACGCCACTACGGGACGATCTTGCATCATGTATGGGTTAGCCTTAGCTTTTAGCAAAGTACCGCCATTGGCGATTACAACGACTGCCTCGGTGTATTGTCCTGCATCTTCAGGAACGTCCTCACCGGCATCCTTAAGCAAATAAGTAGGAACCAGACCATAGTAACGAGTCAAACGAACTTTGTTCTCAGGGTATACGCTAAGCTCTGCGTCTGGTTCCAAGTCGATATCAGATGGAGCAATACCGATCTCAACATCTTTATAAACACCTTGCTCCTGTAGCATCTCTACAGAGTGCATAGGTACAAATTCATCAATGGCAACGCCTAAGGCTTCTTCAATGGAAGTCGCTACAGGGTCAATGAGGAAGTTCTGAGGCATGACAGGCTTGAGCTTAATCATGGTACGTTCTTTAACACGTACACCAACAGCTTCCATTTGACCGTCCATCATAGGCTCAGTGCCCGGAGCCATCTCTTTGACAGTCTCAAGTACAACCTCAGCCATACCTGTGCCATATACGGCAGAGTTGATTAGACATTCAGAGATAGCTTTACGAATCTTAGCTTTCTCAAAGTCTTGATGTAATAGTTCACGAAGGACTTGGATGTCACCTTTGTTTTGATCTGCAATGTCATCTTTAATGTCAAACCACTTACCACGACCAAACGTAGCTTCTTCAATTTCAGCTACATTAGATTCTACAGCTTGCTGAAGTGCAGGAGTTATAATACGTGAACGTTCTGAGTCACGAGTCTTATCTTCTGAAGACCAAATACCACGCCAGAGACGATAGTACTCTTCGTGTTGGTTACGATAGTTCTGATCGTAGTGGTTAGCCCATTCGTCACATTTGTCCATTACCCAGTCTTCTACAGACTCTTGGATCATCAAAGCTTCGTTTTCAATCATATTAGTATCCCGCTAAAGCGTCTAATTCTTCGTAATCGTCATACTCTTCCCAGTTACCTGCATAAGCAACTTTTGCTAACTGGTCAATGTATGCTACAGAGTCCACGAGGTCATCGTGGGTAAGTGGATCAGGGAATTGGAACAACTCATCTAGGAACCTTGAGTTCCATGCTGCTCTCTTTATTCTAATTAGACCATGTTCAAAGCGTCCCTGAAGTGCCCACATGATACGATCAGTTTTCTTTTGATTGCCGTGAGTAAGCTCCTCTACTCGAAAGAAGAAACCATAACGTTTCATCATGTCCGTTAGAGGTGAGGTTACTGCTTGTTTTGCAATACCCTTCTCAATACCTACGGCAATAGGTCGGTAGTCTTTAACTGCTTGGAATATCTTCTGTGCAGTCTCTTCTAATGTCCAACGACCATAAATAATGTTCTCAATTACCCATCCCGACTCTCCAACTTTAACGACGGCAATTGACGTGTTGTCGAGTCGTGAGTTCTTTGTCTTCTTCTTGGCAACCTCTTGGAAACCTGCCAAGTCGATGGCGATGTAGTAGTCACCTTCGATCTGT